ACGCTATTTACCCTGCGTATAGGGTCCCCGCTTGACGGGTATTACGTAAATGGACGCTTGGTGCGTCTCAGATACTTTTAGAGTTCAACTTCTATTGCAGCGTTGCAATCTTCTAGTCAATCCTCAGTCCCCACTGGGGACTGTTGCTTAGATTTAGATTATGCATAGCCGTACAATAAATTTGCTATCTATTAGATTTTCTGAAGATTTTCTAACGAAAGAACATCAACGAACCTATAATGATAATATTAGGCGAATACTTTTACGCGTGTTGTATTCCGACTTAGTTAACGTGTTACGGGGCCTCAGGAGGCCCCGTTAATCAAGTGAGTTTACTCACATCCTGGCGAAGGTGATATGCCATAATTTCACCACCCCAACAGGCTACTGAGAGAAGTCTGTATTTAAGCAGTTCGTGCACTCTCACGAAGACATAATGTAAATTTTGTCTATATTCCCCTTGCACCAGAATTTTTATTCTGTATGTGCATGCTATTATCATCAGGGAAGGAAGAATGATACATTGCTCCTTATACACCGGCGACTACAAACGTTAGGCTGGAGTGACGACGCCACTTTGTGGCATTTTCCGACTGTGTTGTGTAGAACACGGTCTCGGACCTTTAGATCATGTACGGTTCTACTGGTCTTAAATTTAACAGTACGCTGAAATCCGCCCCAGGGACTACATGGGATTATATAGCGAGGAACAAGGAAATATCAAATTGTTCAATTATTCGAAAAAGCGAAAGAGCAGAAAGAAAAAGCTCTTAGGACAGACGGTACCACCGCCTGTCCCTTCTATGACAACCAATGTCAAACTCACCCCATCGGTGAAATTACAAACAAAAGTTAAAAAGAAGAAAAGCAAATACGACTTGCTAGGTGACAAAATATCAGAACGTTTTGAAGATGACGACCTTTTCGGAGGACTATCCGATGAGGAGATTCACAAAATCGTAGAGATTGTACCAGAAAAGAAAGAGGAAAAACCTTTTACTGTCGAAAGATTAGAAACCGAAAAGCGAGTAGCACATGCTGCTATTAGCTCCGGAGTTGCTGAAATTACGAAAAAGGGACATGTCCTAACAGATACCGAATTAGTTGGTATACTGAAGGCAAAAATCCGCAACAGGCAGAAGAAGAAGAAATCCAAACTTAGAGGTCACCAAATCAAAGATAAAGAACGGAAAATTGAAATTAAGAAAGCAATTAAGATTAAAAACGATAATACTCTTTATCCAAGTGTGGAGGAAAAGCCAGTAGCATCACTTATTGTCAAAAGTACTTACGGGCGTATGCGTAAAAAGGTACAAGTTTATTATAAAGAACAGAAAGCAGCGTTTAGGAAATTCAAGACCACACTTAAGAAAAATAAAAAAGATAAAAAGAAACAGAGACAAGGCAAAATTATCGCCGAGTCGGGAGACGTCACACATTTAGAAGATGACAAAAGAGTGATGAACGACTTAGATAATTTGCTTGATGTCGTTGGAGTGGATATAAATTCCACGGTGAACGACATCCTAGAGGAAAAAGAATCTAAAGATGATGAACCTGAATCAGAGAATAATACCAGTGAATTAGTTTTTTATCAGAAAGAAAACCCATCTTTCTGGTGGTGGGATTATGAACACAAACATTTGAATCTGGATAGGTACCAATTTACAGCAATTCACGACTTCGTGAAGGTATTAGCAGTCGACGCAGTGGAAGTAGTAAACACTCCCATAATCAAGATGGCTGTTAAAGTTTCTATTTTTCTTGGTCAACTCTATTACTCTCAACATGATACCACAGACGGATTGGCGTTGTTTTCATTTTTGGGTAGTCTAGAGTTAGACGACAAGGAAGACGAAATAGCTGCCAACGTCGTTGCAACTTGTACAACTTTATTGGTTCAGATGCGACGCAATTATTTGAAAGAAGTAGAGAAACAGAAAGCAAACATTCAGACTGAATCCCTTTCAGAAGAGATTAGAAGCTTAGGGTCTCTAGGGACTCAATTAATGTCATGCACAATCGTGAACGCGGCTCGCAAAGTTGTTATGGTTGCTGTAGCTTACAAGTTAGTTGATAAGGATATTACTAGTCAACTTTCAAATTTTTTTGGCGATTTGCATCGCCCGATGACAATTCCAGATGCTATGTCACACGTGATGAATGCACTTGCAGATTTAGTGAGAGTTTGTGAATTAGTTAAAGACGGTGTACCTCTTACAAAAGCCATTTTTAGCGACGACCCTGTTAGGAAAGCACTCAGCGATGCAAGAGAGTGGCTAGTATACGTCGACAATCTTTATTATGGCATGCCAGAAAATGGAAAACGATGTGCGCGAGAGTTCGTAAACAAATCTAAGGAAGCGAAAGATGTTTTGGAATACGCTCTGAAGAGAGTTAACTCTTTTTCCCCAAAATATGATTCATATAAAGATACTATTGCACGATTGGATATAGCCATTTCTGGTGTAGAAATGCGACTTTTACGCTCGTTGCGAGCCGCTCCTATTGGAGTGGTTATTTTTGGAGACCCAGGAGTTGGCAAGTCTACTATTGTCGATTTTGTATACCAACTTCACTCACATATAAAAAAGCGTGAGTTTGACTATACACAGGTGTTTGAAAGAGTTACAACCTCTCAATATTGGGATGGTTATAGTCCAGTTGGCACCCCGTACATCCATTATAGTGAGGTGGGTTCCACCGCAGCCAACATAGTCAAAAATAAAGGAGATGAAGTGATTAAGGAAATTACCTCCGTCTGCGACAGCCTTCCATTTATTTGTGATATGTCAGCAGTTCAAGATAAAGGGAAAACTCCTTGCATTCCTGAGATGGTGGTTATTGATACTAACAATCCAGAGATGAATTTAAGACACACTGTCAACAATGCTGCTGCATACGAGAGAAGATTCATATATATTAAACCAACAGTTAAACCCGAATATAGGGTGGATGGAAGTACAAGATTAGACCCGAACAAAAAAGGCGTGTTTCACGACAAGTGGACGTTCGAAGTGTTCACTAAAGTTCCATTAAGTAACTCTACATCCATCAATCGAGTACACTTGGAAGGACGTGAAACAGACAACATCTATGCGTTGGAGGAGACATTAAGAGAATTATTCATAGAACACATCACTATCGAAGAAAGAAACAGAGCGATTAGAATGGATACTGGAAAATATGCGTTCAACGAAATTGATATTAAATCGGAATCAGAAGATGTTAGTGATTATATTCCCGTTGACCCATTTGTAACTAAAGCTAGTGATTTAATTTATAAAATGTTTCCATTGTTATTGTGTTCAATTTTCTCATTTATACGTCAAGGTTATTTCTATCTCGAGAACTGGGTTCTTGAGGCAATACCAAAGAGCGATGAGAACGCTTTTGAGGTAACCGTTCCTAAATTTCGCCTCTTTGTAGTCATGTTGTTAGCCTGGCATTATAATATACTAATACCATTGGGTATGGTATCATTTATAATTATTATCAGTTATGACTGGCCAAAACTTACTAAGAAAAAAGTAAATTCTGTAGTCAGGAAAAACACTGAGATAATTAAAGAGGCCATAGATGATAGTGTGGAAAAGGCAAAAGATTCGATTAACATGGCTATTGGACGGGCAGTAGATCGCACAAAAAGTGCAGCACTAAAGTATGCCCTTGCAGCTGCGGCCATAGCTGGATTTGTCCTTGTACTCAGAAAATTGGTTGGAGGAAAAGATGAACACATACAATCACAAGCCTCCAGTTTTATTAGACAAAACGACACAACAGCTCAGGTGAATCAAATAGAAGAAAAATATCATTGTGGTCGCTCGTACGAGCGGGTACAAACTAAAGATCAGAAAGTTTGGAACACTCGTCAAGTTGCTCCATCTTTACACAAGAGCAGTACGTTGAGTTTAAGTTCAATGGTTTCATCTAATGCCCGACTGTGTATAGTTGAAATTGTGAAAGAACAACGCAAAGCCAAGACTTTTTGTTTAGGCGTGAGCGGTAATTTCGCTTTAATAAACACACATTCATTAGGAGATTATTCTGAAGGTGTTAAGGTAAACGTTTCTGCGAAGGGTATGCTGGCTGACCAAGCCGTCTTTACAACAGTTTTAAGACCCTGCGATATTATTCACGTCAAACCGGATATAGCGATAATACAATTGGCATGTGTTCAATTCAAAGACATAATCAAACATTTTCCTAGAGATATTGTTCAATTCAAGAACGCAGATGGATACATAGCTAGTGATCCTGTTGTTGTTCATTATTTTACAGATAAAATGACAATTGAGGATAAACATATCGGAGAGATCAAAGTCAACGATATTATTTCCTATGAGTGGGAGAACCACTCTAGAGGAATGTGTGGCTTACCTGTTGTTGCAAAGCGAGATAGCGGTAGCTGTATCGTCGGCTTGCATTCAGCTGGTGTCTCTAAGACTCGATCAGCTTTTGCTATTCAAATCACGAGGGGTGAATTGGAGGATGGTATTGAAAAGGTGACACAAATCAATTTAGCATCAATTGCGAGTGAAAGCGGTATGCTTTATGGATCAGAGCCCCACTTCAAGAGTCCTGTTTTTTATGAAGACTTGGGGTGTCTTATGTATTACGGCAAACACTCTGATGTTTCCGTGAGACAAAAAAGTAAGTTAGTTAGGACTCCATATTCAAAACATTTGGATGAGCTTTTTTTTGAGGAGTTTGGCCATGTAAGGCAGACTAAATATGTTCCCCCTATCATGTCTCCAGGTGTACGTTCGGGAGTTTGGGTGTCACCATACAATATAGCAATCCGTAAGATGGCAGCGTGGAAAAAACCGTTACTGAGGGCGCGAGTGTTTAGATGTGTTGATATTATTTTTAAACAGATTTCACACAATCTGAGCGCTCATAATATTCCAAAGATTCGCCCATTGGACTTGGAAGTCGCAGTTAATGGCGTTCATCACGACATCTTTCTGCGGCGTATTGGTATGTCTAAGGCAGCAGGATTTGGCACTCCCGGAAAAAAGAGTGTCTATGCAGAGCGACATTACTTGGAAAACAATTATGTTTATGATGAAATGAGTGATGATATATTAAGAGAAGTATCCGCTATCATAGCGAAATACGAGCAAGGTTTATCCAATCACCCTGTGTTCAAGGCCCAACTGAAAGACGAACCTAGAGATTCTAAAAAAGCTGTACTTGGTAAGACAAGGGTGTTTTTCTCCACACCCCTCGCCCAATTAATTGTTATGAGGATGTTTCTATCACCCTTCTTTACGCTCATGATAGAATATAGTGAATGCTTCTATACCGCAATCGGAGTAGACATGCATAGAGATGCACATACATTGTTCACGAGGTTGACTATATTTGGTAAAAAATTTGTTGAAGGTGACTATGGAGGCTATGATCTTACCATGCCCTACGAGGTTGGTCAGGCTGCCAATCATTTGATCATTATGTTGTTACAGCATTTTGGATACGAATCTCACCACATCCAGATAGTTAAAGGATTGTTGGGAGATAATATGATGCCAGTGGTGGAAATGCTTGGTGACATATTTGTCGCCCCGGGATTACAGCTTAGTGGCAAATATGCAACTGC